CGATGGCGTGGCCGCAGAAATCGGCACCCCGCTGTCGGAGTGGCAAAAGGACGCTCCCGAGGAAATCACACGCGACCAGATCGCAGAACTGGTTATCTTGAAGTTTGTGACGGTAGAGCAGTTGGCTCTAGCGTCGGACGCGCAACTGCAACGCATCGGCATGGGTGGAGTTGGCCTGCGTGAGCGGGCAAAACTGTACTTGAACCGCAAGAACCGCGCTGAAAGCAGCGCAGAACTTGAGGACACCAAGCGCCAGTTGGCCGAGTTGCAAGCACAAATGGCGGCCTTGATGGAGGACAAGCCTCGTCGTGGTCGCCCGCCGAAAGAACTAACGGAGGCATAGCATGGGCAGCACGATGGTTGAACTCATACAGGAATGCACCAAGGAGTTGGGCATTCCTACGCCGTCTAGCGTCGCTGGCAATAACAGCCAAGACGTTGTGCAGTTGCTCGCGCTAATGAACGCGGGCGGGTATGAGCTTCTCCGTCGTGCTGATTGGCGCGAACTGACTCGCCAATACACCTTTTACACCGAGGCCACCACGGCCACGGGTAACTGGGTCAACGGTGTCGCCGCAATCACCGGGCTTGCCTCTACGGCGGGGCTGGACACGACCTATCAGGTGCAAGGGGTCGGTATCCCCAACGCCACCTACGTCACCTCCGTTGGCCCTACGTCGGTCACGCTGAACTATCAAGTCACTGAAACGGTTGTTGGCGGTCAGGTCATCTTTCAGAAGGTGAAATACGGTTTGCCCGCTGATTACGTTAGTACTGTTAATCGTACTCATTGGGATAAGAGCAAGCGTTGGGAAATGCTCGGCCCCGAGTCGCCGCAGCAATGGGAATGGTTGCTCTCGGGCTATATCAGCACCGGCCCCCGTATCCGCTGGCGTCTGCTCGGCAAATACTTCCAGATTTGGCCGGGAATGAACGGTGGGGAGTTGCTCGGCTTTGAGTACCGCAGCAAGGCGTGGGCAGAGGCGGCGGACGGTACGCCGAAGAACAGCTTCACCGCTGACGATGACACCTGCATCTACCCAGATCGCTTGATGGTGCTGGGTACGAAGCTCAAGTATTTTGAGGCCAAGGGCTTTGACACGACCGCCCTCTACCGCGATTACCTGATGGAGTTTGAGACGGCTGTGGCGCAAGACACCGCTGCCGCCAACCTCTCGTTTGCACCGCGACCGGGTACGGTGTTGATCGGCTACGACAACATCCCCGATAGCGGTTACGGCACGGGCAACTACTAATGGCATCGCCCGTTCGTAGACGGTTGATCCAACGGACGAGCAATAACGTCGCGTCGTTGCCGGCCCCTGTGGGCGGTTGGAACGCCCGCGATTCGCTTGCCAACATGGCTCCAACTGACGCCGTGACGCTTGTCAACTTGTTCCCCGGCGTTTCTAGCGTGGCGTTGCGTGGCGGCTATGTTAAACACGCCACCGGCATGACGGGTCAGGTGGAAAGCCTGCTTGTTTATAACGCGGGCGCAACAGACAAGATGTTTGCGGTTGTCGGTGGCAACATCTATGACGTTACGACAGCAGGTGCCGTTGGTGCGGCAAAGGTTACAGGGTTAACCAATAGCCGCTGGGAATTTACCAACATCACAACGTCGGGCGGCAGTTACCTCTACGCCGCAAATGGTGTGGATAAGCCGCGCTTGTTTGACGGAACCACTTGGACGGCCATTGACGGTGCGTCTAGCCCTGCCATCACAGGCGTCACAACAACTGACCTAATCCAACCCACCCTGTTCAAAAACAGGATGTGGTTTATCCAAAAGAACACGCTTAAGGCGTGGTATTTGCCAACCGCCTCCATTGGCGGTGCGGCAAACGTCCTTGACCTATCTTCTGTCGCGCACTTGGGCGGCAACCTCGTCGCAATGGCGTCATGGACGATTGACGCGGGCTACGGTGTGGATGACAACCTTGTTTTTGTCACCGATCAAGGCGAAGTCATCGTTTATCGCGGAACCGACCCCTCTAGCGCCTCCACATGGGCGCTGATTGGCGTGTGGATCATCGGTGCGCCGATTTCTCGCCGTTGTTTGCAGAAATACGGCGGTGATTTGCTTGTTTTGACGTTAGATGGCTTGATCCCAATGGCGTCGGCATTGCAATCGTCACGTTTAGACCCGCAAGTGGCGCTGTCAGACAAGATTCAAGGCGCATTTGCGGCTGCGGCACGACAATATAAGTCTAATTTTGGCTGGGGATTGCTGTACAACGCCTCCAACAACGCGCTGATCGTTAACGTACCGCCGAGCACGGGCGGCCAAGAGCAGTTTGTAATGAACAACATCACAAAAGCGTGGTGTCGGTTCACGGGCTGGAACGCCAACTGCTTTGCCATTCTTACAGACAAGCCGTATTTCGGCGGTGACGGCTACGTTGCCGAGTGCTGGACAACCGGATCAGGCGCAGCGGGTTATAACGACGACGGCGTTGCTATCAGCACACAGGCGCTGCAAGCGTTTAACTACTTTGAGACGCGAGGCGTCATTAAGTATTTCACCCGTGGCCGCCCGACTATTTATAGCAACGGCCAGCCGACCATCAATATCGGCATGAACGTGGACTTTCAGACCAACGCCGACCTCGGTGCGCTGTCGTTCGTGACAACGCAATACGGGTTGTGGGGCGTTGGACTATGGAATCAGGCGGTGTGGGGTGCTGACCTCATCATCACCAACAACTTTGTAGGTATCCAAGGCATCGGTTACTGCGGCGGGTTGGTTTTCAACAGCGCCAGCAAGAACGTCTCCTTGGAATGGGCATCAACGGACGTTGTGTATCAACTCGGATGGGCTGGCGCATCGTAAACGGCCCCCATGTGGGCCATTGGGTCATGTCGCGTACGGACGGCGGCTATCACGCTGACCGTTCGGTTGCGATTGGCCTTGAGAAAGATGGTGAGCTTGTCGCCGGGACGGTTTATGAGATGTGGAACGGCAGATCGGTCGTTTGTCACATCACTTGGGATCAAGTCACCCCGGCTTACCTAGCCGCTGTGTACGATTATCCCTATAACGTCTGTAATGTTGATAAGATAATAGGGCCGATTTCCAGCAACCATACCCGGGCGCTGAAACTGGTCACGAAAATGGGGTTTTCCGAGGAAGCGCGCATTAAGGATGGCGCACCCGACGGAGACATTGTTTTTATGACGCAAACACCTGACAAGTGTCGTTTCTTGGAGCCGAGGTATGGGCAAAAAATCGCCAGCACCACCGCCAGCACCTGATTACGCCGCGTTAGCGCGGCAGCAAGGAGCCGAGAACTTGGCCGCCGCCAAGCAATCGGCTTATATGTCCAATCCCAACATCTACGGCCCCACCGGGTCGCAGACGGTGACTTGGCAACGAACGCCAACGGTAGACAGAGACGCCTACAACAAGGCGATGGAAGCCTACCAGCAGCGGCTGTTCACCAATCCTGATATGGCGGGTGAAGCGCCGGACGAATCAGCGTTTACCACGTTCATTGAGCAGCCAACCGTCACGCAAAAACTGTCCGAATTGGGACAGATGTCGTTTGATCAGCAGCAAGCTGCGGAATATTGGTTAAATTTAGCAGCCAAAAACGCTGCGTATGGCATCAAAGACCTATCGGTTGCCAAGCCGTTTGATACGGGCAGCCTGCCTAACATTGATTACACCATCGGCTACTCTGGCCCAATGGAGCGGTATTTGCCCGGCCAAGAGACGCCGGGATATACCGACATCAGTTATGCCCAGCAAGGCATCCGATCAGCACCGACAGCCTCGTATGCGCCGACCGGCCAGTACGGCATGGAAGCGTTGCCGGGGCAAGTTGGGCCGGGACAGATGGCGCAAGCCAACGTCGCCGTGCAGGGCGCACAGTTGCCCGTACAAGCCGAAGCGTATGGCGTAGCGCAAGGCGGCCCTGCTGCACCGCAACTGCAAGGTGCTGACCTCTCGGGCGTAAGCCGAGTTTCGCAGATGCCGTTTTATGCGGGAATGTTTGGCCTAGCTGGCGCAGGCCCGCAAGGGTTGAACCTGCAAGGACTTGACCTATCGGGGTTGGGCGGTGTGGCCGGTGGCCCGCAGCAAGGCCAGTTTGGTTACGCGCAGCAGTTTGTCCAAGGGCCAGAACTACAACGCGAAATTGACATCGGCAACCTGCCGCAAGGGCCGGTCAACGCGGGCATGACGGCGCAGCAAGCGATCCTGTCCCGCCTGTCGCCGCAGCTGCAAGGTGAGCGCCAATCGCTGCAAACGCAACTTATCAACCAAGGTCTGCGACCGGGTGGCGAGGCATATAACTCCGCAATGGCCGCACAAATGCAGAAGGAAAACGACCTTCTGTTGCAAGCTGCCGCGCAGGGCATCAGCCTTGACCAAGCAGCGCGTCAGCAAGCGTTTAACGAACAGCAATCTCGCGCTATGTTTGCCAACCAAGCCGCCCTTTCGGGCTTTGGTGCAGGCATGGAACAAGCCGGTCTGTATAACACCGGGTTGGGGCAGAACCTCCAGCAGTCGCTTGCCACTCAAGCCGCGCAAAACCAAGCCCAGCAGCAGGCATTCCAGCAGCGTCTGCAAGCGGGTGAGTTTGGCCGCGAGGCGCAACTGGCGTCGTTTGGCACTCAACAGCAAGCGCAGCAAGCCGCCAATCAGGCCATCGGTCAGAATTTTGACCAAGCCCTTGCAGCGCAACAGGCGCAAAACGTCGCGCAACAACAGGCATATCAACAGGCACTTGGCACAGGTCAATTCAACCGAGAGGCGTTGATGGCGCAGTTTGGCATGGGTCAGCAAGCCCAAGAACTGCAAAACCAAGCCATCGCGCAAAACTACGAACGACAACTCGCCGCAAACCAAGCGACCAACCAAGCGTTGCAGCAGGTTTTTGGTCAAGGCGTCAACGTGCAAGAGTTGCAGAACGCTGCCGCAGGGCAGAACTTCCAGCAGCAACTTGCCGCACAACAAGCCAATCTTGCTCGCCAAGCGCAACAGGTCGGTCAGTCGCAAGAAGCCGCGCAGTTTTACAACCAAGCGCAGGCTCAAGCGATGCAGCAAGAATTGGCGCGTCAGGCCGCGCAGAACCAAGCGCAAGCGCAGTTGTTTGGGCAAACTCTTACGCAGCAAGAGGCTCGCAACGCCGCTCTTGGTCAGCGATTCTCACAAGATGCTCAACGGGCTGCATTCATCAATGCCGCTCAACAGCAAGCGTTCCAACAAGGCATCGCGCAGCAGCAGTTCCGCAACACCGCTATCCAACAGGCTCTCGCGCAACAGGCAGCGATACGCTCAATGCCGATCAACGAGATCAGCGCCTTGTTGTCAGGTGGTCAGGTGGCTCTGCCGCAATTCCAAGGCTACAGCGGCGTCACCGTTGCTCCTGCGCCAATCTTCCAAGGAGGCCAGGCGCAAGGCGACTTTGCACAGCGCAACTACCAAAACCAAGTCGGCGCGTACAACGCCCAAATGGGATTGCTTGGCGATCTTGCAGGCACAGCGGCAAAGTTCATACCTTCAGATCGCCGCTTGAAATCCAACATTGAGCGTGTTGGTACTCACCCGCTTGGCATTGGCGTATACGAATACGACATCAACGGCGAGCGTCAGCGGGGCGTAATGGCAGATGAAGTTGAAACGGTGCTACCGGAGGCGGTCGTAACCCGTTCCGATGGCTACAAGATGGTCAACTACGGGTTACTTTGAGGGTTAACGCATGAACGGATTTCGTCCAGACCGCCGACCGCAACAGTTGGCACAAATGATGGCGATGCAGGAGCGCAATAGCTCCCTATCCGCTCCCGCAGGCCAGCGCGACATGGCGATGCGTCAGGTTCCCGGCCTTGCCTACGGTCAGCCCACGGCCAACGCCGCTCCCGGTGTGCCTCCGCAGAACATGAACTTTAACGGCCCGATGACTAGCCCGCAGCCCGGTATCACCGGAACACCGGGCATGATGGGCGGCATGGGTCGCTCGCAAGGTATGTCTCCGCAAATCGGTGGACGCCCGATGCGCCCGCGTATGCCTGCTTCTCCCGGCATGACGACGCCGCAGGGAGGAGCCTACAGAGGGGACTTTGAAAATGGCTAAAA